TGAGTATGAAGGAGAACTAGCAGTTATTGATTTTAAGACAAGTAAAAAACCAAAACCAAAAAAATGGATTGAACATTATTTTGTAGAATGTGCTGCTTATGCATGTATGTTGTATGAAATGACAGGTATCATAGTTAAAAAGTTTGTAATCATTATGTCTTGTGAGGATGGTGAATGTGTCGTTTATGAAGAATATGACAAAAGAAAGTACATTAAATTACTCTCAGAATATATTAGAGAGTTTGTTGAATTCAAGTTACAGGACTATGCAAAAACCTGAAGAACTTAGTATAGATCAAATCATAGAAAATAAATTTTACAGTAGTCGAACTTTTTCTGAAGAGATCGAAAAGATTGCTAAAGAAAATAAAGATATGAAGTACATGGATGCCATTGTCTTTTTCTGTGAAAAAAATAATATTGATATTGAATCTATTCCTAAGTTAATATCAAAACCTCTTAAGGAAAAACTTAAGTGTGAAGCAATAGAACTCAATTTATTGAAAAGAACATCACATGGTAAACTTCCAATATGATTCCTAAAGTGAGTCCATTCGATTGTTATAAATCCTACTTAGGATTAAAAAATCATTTTACAAAAGAGAAGTATGATTTTCACAAATATGCTGGAAAATCAAGAGCATCATTAAATTCTTTTTATCAAAGGCGTGATCGTTTCTTCTTTGAAAAATTAAGTAGACAAAAAGATGATAGTGAAGTTGTTGAATTCTTTGTCTCCAATTTTGTAAGTTGTGATGATCCCCAATCATTATGGATTGGGGAGATTGTCAAAAACGGTGAACAGAATTATACTGATTGGAAGAGAAGACTTCAATCATTAAGTTACACATTTAAATCAGAAATCGAATCTGTATTTGGTGAAAAGAATTTTGATGATATGTTTAGAATTGAGGGAACTAGACATCCTCCAGTAATTAAAGAACATTTGTTAAAAAATCTATCACTTGAATCTTTAGTAATCTTAAATAAAATCATCGGATTCAAAAATGATTTTGATAAAAAATTAACAGATCCTGTATGGAAATTCTTATCTATGAGAATTGATAAGTATAATTCTTTTATACATATTGATGTATTTAAATTTAAGCAAATATTGAAGGAAATTGTCATTCATGGTCGTTGAAAATTCAGTTATACTTGAAAATCCGAAAAATCAAAAAGTTGAACTTGAAACACAAATGGAATCTGCTAGAGAAATGTATCTAAAAATTTGTGGAGCAATTGAAGTTCTTGAACAAATTGAAGACTCAAAACAAAAAACTGAGGAACAAGAATGAGCTTTTTTAAATCGGACATTGTTCAATCTGAGATGAAAGAAATCTCAGAACTTCAAGAAGAAATTTATAAAAAAATTTTTTCTATGTCCTCAATGACAAAAGAGGGTAAACTGGAACATATTGAAATGTTAGAACAACTTTTGAAAAAACAACAAGTTCTTTATACAAGATTGAGTTTGTCTGATGATCCTGAAGCTAAACAAATGAAAGAGAATATTATGATCTCTGCTCGACAACTTGGATTTCCTGAAGATGTCGATCTCGGATATGTATTTTCAAATATGACAAATATTATTGAAAACATGAAAAAGTCTCTTGATCAGAGTTGACACTTCTCTTAGTTCGATCTATACTGAGGCTGGCTGATCCTCTACCAAGCTAAAGCACAAAGGCCAAATACATCTAATACGGAGTAAACATGTCGTTTTCTGATCTTAAAAAACAATCTTCTCTCGGTTCTCTTACCAATAAGTTGGTAAAAGAAGTTGAAAAGATGAATAACACTGGTAGTAGTAGTGATGATCGCCTCTGGAAACCAGAGATGGATAAAAGTGGAAATGGTTATGCAGTTATTCGTTTTCTTCCTGCACCTGAAGGAGAAGATCTTCCCTGGGTTAAACTGTTCTCTCATGCCTTTCAAGGTCCTGGAGGATGGTACATTGAGAATTCTCTGACTACAATTGGTCAGAAGGATCCTATTAGTGAACTCAACAGGGAACTGTGGAATACTGGAAGTGAAACAGATAAAGATACTGTTCGTAAACAAAAACGTAAATTGTCTTTCTATGCAAACATTTATGTTGTGAAAGATCCTGCCAATCCTCAAAACGAGGGAGGTGTGTTTCTTTACAAGTTTGGTAAAAAGATCTTTGATAAGATCATGGATGTGATGCAACCAGAGTTTGAGGATGAAACACCAATTAATCCTTTTGACTTTTGGCAAGGTGCTAACTTCAAACTGAAGTTGCAAAAGAAAGATGGGTACTGGAATTACGATAAGTCTGAATTTGATCGTCCTGGTCCTCTTTTGGATGATGACGATGCAATGGAAGCAATTTGGAAGAAGCAATATTCACTGACGGCATTGACTGCTCCTGATCAGTTCAAATCCTATGATGAACTGAAAAAACGTCTTGATTATGTTCTGGGTAATAAGTCCAGTCGTATGACAACTGTAGAAGAGGAGACGGAATATGACAACTATGCTGCGACAGAACGAAAGTCAGTCAGTGAAGATGAAGTCATGCAAAAACTTGAAGAATCTTACAAAGCATCAAAGAATGTTGAAACAACATCCGTTGATGATGACGATGATGATCCGCTCAGCTATTTCTCAAAATTGGCTGATTCCTGATACAAAAATCAATAATTAATTTCAAAATGCCCCGCAAAAAATCGGGGTATTTTTTTTACCCTATTACTTTTTTATTGATAGAGTCTGATGTTTTCTCCTCTTACCAAACTATCAGATACATATTGACTTGATCCTTCAGAGTATGGCATGAGTCGATCTAGATCATCAAGAACGAGACTTATATAATAAGGTTTAAGAAGGAAGATATTTCTTTTTTCATTTTGGAGATTTAATTCATAATTATAATTTGTTACTTCAATTAGTCCTGATCTTGTTACATATTGATTCAAACCAGTATCAAAATAAGTAATACTATAATCACTTGGAACTATCAAACCCTTTGGAACTATGATTCTTTTTCTACTATCAACGATTTCACTTGTCTCATAGTGTTTAATGTTGTATAGATTTTCATATGATCCATACTTATTCAGAAGGTATTTTTCAAATGACTCTTGTGTCATTGGCCATTCTGTCTCAAGATTCACAATATTATTTGAGAGCATGACTAACCAGTCATAATTTGCATCATCATAAACTTCATGTGCTACATTATCTGGTCTATCATCTCCGATGACCTGATACTTTGTAAAGTATGTAAGATCTTGAAAAATATCTTCTCTTAATTTTACTCTTTTAAATAAATTCTTTACATTTGTATAATCGGAGATACTTTTATCGTTAGTCCGACTAACATATTCAAAGTTAGGAACGTATCTGAAATACTTTTGTGCCATTTTTAGTAACCCATATTTGGTTCAAAACCTTGAAGTTCATCCTCATAGATAGGCATTAATTCACTAAAAGTCATATCTACTTGATAACAAGTTAGTGAACCATTTTCAAATGTCATATATGAATTATCTGGTGTATAATTTACAGAAAAACTTGTTAATGCACACGGTTTTATCTTATTTAGATATGGATGTAAATCTGAACTATCATCCTTTCCTCCTGCAGGAATACGTGATCCTTTAAAAATGTATTGTAGTTTAAACACTCTAGGTGATCTTAAGAAAAGAAAACCTGGCTGTCTAATTACTGCACTATTTCTTTTAAATGCTCGAATTATTTTTCGGATTTCTTCAGATTCTTTATCATATCTTGGTGTAAATCTAAAACTAAAATTAAATGTTCTAAGATTTGGTCCATTAAAAAGAAGTTCTAGATTTGGATTTACAACCATTCCAGTACTTCTTCCTAGAATATTTGATCCTACTGCCTGTCCAGCGAAATAAGCAGCAGCAAATGATTTAATACCTTCCTGACTTATCATGGTTTTAAAATCATTCATTCCTTCTCTAAATGAATCAAGCATTTTAGTATAATCTCCACCAAGACTTTCAATTGTTTTAAATGCAAAATCACCTAAAGCAGCTTTAACAGGATTCAATTGATCATCAGACCAATTTACAACATTTGTTTCTGAAATATTGGGTTGCATAGGTAAGATTGTAATTTCTCTTGCAGGACCCAGATTTTTAAGAGGATTTGTATTATTTTTTAATCCTGATGCAACATAATCAAATGCTTGAATCATAATATAATCATATTGAAATTCAGCAGGTGGTTCAAGAAGAGGATACTTTAAAAGTCCACTACCACCAACTCCATTACCATTTCTATTACTGGTCGAAGAAAAATTTCCTATCTGATTATTTGACTCATATTGTGATACACCAACTGAACCTATACCATATTGTGATCCATTTCCGTTTGTAGAACCAGATGTACTACTATTATTTCCACTGTATGCTGTTAATTGAATATCATCTCCATAAGGATTACCAAATACAGAGTCATCAGCATCATTAGGATCTACTTGTTGAGCAAATGGATTTTGATCTGTGTATGTTCCATCAAAGTTAACATATCTTTTTGTTTTTGGATCTTGTATTCCAGGTATGCTATTTACAAAGAACTGAGACTTATTTTTTTGAGTAGAAAATTGTTCCAATATTGTAGCTCGATCACGATTAAGAATAGGTACACCTTCTATATAAAATCTTCTCTCAAACTCCTCATAAGTAATTAAATCAGTACTATTTCTACCATTGTTATATTCAATATAAAAACTATTTGGATCACTGATTATCCATTCTTTATCTTCTGAATATGCATAAGATCCTAATACAGTACTAGGTATATTATTACCTAAAGTTTTACGATATAAGCCAATTTCGCCGGTGATTGTATTAGTTCTTTCCTCAAAAAGAGCACCATCCCATATTACATCTGTAAATATAGTATTTGGAAAAATATTAGGATAGGTTTTAACCGACATTATTTTACACTATGACTATTTAATTATTTATTTTGAAATTTTGATATGGAATCGATCTTAAAGTCTTTAATTCTTCTGGATAAACAACATGTAAGTAACCTGGTATTTCTTCCCAAGTATAGTTTCTGAATTCTCCCCAATGATAATTGAGACCTCTGAATCCCCACTTTTGTACATTTGTACATGCGACTAAGGGAAATTCGTCATATTCAATTCTTGGTGTCTTGGCTAAGTATATAAATGTATAATATCTTCCAGGTGTTGGTACGATCTCTGTCTCTTTTAAAAGATCAGTAATTTCCAACATCATATCATCTTCACTAGTAAGACTGATGATTCTATTGACTTCTGATTCAGGAAGTCTATTTGTTTTACTTTTAATATAATCTTCTTGTGTAAGATCCATCAAGATCTGGCAGGTGGTAATTGTTTTTGACGAGATGGAGGTAGTTGTCTTTGTTGTGATTGAGGTAATTGTTTTTGTTGAGATGGAGATAGTTGTCTTTGTTGCGGTCTATCTTGTGATGGTCTAATTGCTGGTCTTTGTCTACTTCCAGCCATTGCTGTTGATGCTGGTCTAGCAGAAATTTGTTTATGTTGTGGTGGTTGTTTTGCAGCTTGTGTTCTTTGAACTACTCTTGATTTTTCTTGAGAAGGTGGTCTCTTTGCAAGTGGACCACCTTTTTCTACTGCAGGTTTTTCTTTTGCCTTATATCTATATGGAAGTGCTGGTCTTGTTGTAGAAGAAGTATCAGTAGGTGTAGAAGTATCAGATTGTTTTTTCTTATCTTTATCTTTACCTTTTTGTCTAAATCTTATATTTTTCAATCTCAATAAATCTAATTTATTAAATCCTGGTTTAGAACTAACTCTTCTATAGTCAGATCCCCCTCCAGATACTGATCTAGATATTGCTGATTGAGTATCAGAAGTTGCTGTTTCTGCTTCTGATAAAAATTCTTGGAAGGTTTTCATTTTATGCTATTATCGGTAATTGTGGACCTTCTGATGTTC